AAGCTTATATTCAATGATGATGGAGAGTGTATATATTTTGTACCAGAGAATTATTTTGAAACAAATATAGCTGAAGTATTTGGTGATACTATATCTCTTCTTGGTATATTTGATTATGCTGTATATGATAAGAATGGTAAGATTATCAAACAGGGTTTATTTAAATTACCTACAGTATTTGAGTGTAAGCCATCTTCTGTTACTAAAGAAACTCTTACTCTTAAGGGTTATGATGCTGAGACTAAGTATAGAGCATTACACTTCATCAGGGGTGATGAATTAATGTGTTCATTAGATTTAGTTATGTCTGTAGATAATGCAGAAAAGTTTACTACTATGCTTATGAGATCTAAACTACCAGAGTCTATACCATATGATGAGTTACAGAATCTTATTCAAGCAAATGCAGATATGAATGATCTTAATTATAAGATATCTCCTCAGCTATATGGAATATTAATATCTGTACTCTGTAGAGATCCTAAAGATATGACTAGATCATTTAGACTATCTGGAGATAAGAATATGACTAATTATAAATCTATCTCTATCCTTAAAGTACCTAAGTATGTATCACCATATACTGCTATTACTTCAGAGAATGCAGATGAGTCTATTGCTGCAGCTATGACGGTTAAACCTACTGCTACTTCACCATTAGAGAAAGCTATGATGAACTAGTATTTGGCGTATACCCTCATAAAACATATCATTAAAGCTTCAATAGCTTAGATTATTTTAAA